GCATAGCTGCGCTCGTATATCCTTCAGTCGATACGCTGGTCAGCCGTTCGGCGATCAGTGTCGCCATGAGATTAGCCCGCGAGGCGCCCCATCCGCTTTTGGTGCGCGCCATCATGTCGGCAATCTGCGAGGCACCGAGACTGCCAACGCGCGCAGCTTTCCACTCCGGCGAGCCTTGAACCAATATCAGCGCATCCATTATTTCTTCCTCTTGGCTTCGATCAGTTTGATGACGGCGCTGTAGTTCTTGGCGAGGATCTGATCGAGGCTTGTTACCTTGATGTAGGCCATGAACCGCTTCGCATCCGCGCCCACTTCGCTCAGCAGGCATTCGATGTTGGCGATTTGCTTGGCGTCCACGGTCGGGTCCGCGCCGTTGCCGTCCCGATCTTCTTCGCCGACCGCGACGTTGAATATGCCTTTGAGCAGATAGCGCATGCCGTAGGACATGGCAGCACCAGCCGCGTGTGTCTTGGTCATCACGTCGCCGCCCTTGGCGCCCTTGCCATCGGCCGGCATGTCCTTGTGGTACGTGCGCGTAAAGCCCTGGTTGTGCGAGACGTGACACAGCACGCGGACATGCTCCGGCTTCGGCGAATCGCCTTCGTCGAAACTCAGCGCAAAGCCGTGTCGCAGATAAATCGGGCGCAGCACGCGATCCAGCTTCTCGTAGCTGGCGTACTTGCTGTGCGTCTGGGGATTGGTGGCGTCTGCGGATATCGGCCCCATTTCAGACTGGGCGGCGGTCATCGAAGCACTGAAAGCGGTTTCGGCGTTGCGCGCCTCGATGCGCTCTTTCATCGCCATCAAGCGCTCCAGTTTCTCCACATCGACGGCAGGATTGAGGGCCGCGCGCTCGATCATGGAAAGCGTTTCGTCGCGTGCGACCAGTGCGGTATCGTTCATTGTGTGTGCTCCGAAGTTTCTGACGCCCGATCCATTATGAAATCCTCGTACTCGTGATCGTTGTCTTCGACTTCTTCGGCGTGGCCGGCTTCCCCGCAATGCGGGCTCTGTGCGTTGGCAAGCGGCTCGCCGCAGTAGGGACACATCCAGTGGGTCATGGCCGTTCCCTCCAAGGATTGAACCGGCGCCCATTGACGCTCTCGATCAGCTCCCGACGGGTGACGGGCTTGCGCCAGCTCGCCGGCCGCCAAGGCTTTCGCTGCGGCTGCATCGAGCACAGCAGGCCCAGTGTGATGAAGACGAGCATCGTGCAACCGAAGGCGGCTTGGATGCTCATGCGGCCTCGGTAAGCCAGAGCCACTGGCAGCCCGGCGCCTTCATGTCGATAAGGATCTCGACTACTTTCTCGCAGAAGTCGGCGAGCGATTTATCGCGAGCCGACGCGGCGTAGGCGGCGGCGTCGGCGGCGGCGTAGGCGGCGGCGTCGGCGGCGGCGTAGGCGCCGACGTCGGCGGCGTAGGCGGCGGCGTCGGCGGCGGCGTAGGCGGCGGCGTCGGCGGCGGCGTAGGCGGCGTCGGCGGCGGCGTAGGCGTAGGCGTAGGCGGCGTCGGCGGCGTAGGCGGCGGCTATATCTTTCGCGCTCACTGCGTTCGCGCGCGTCGGATCGGACTCGCAATCCATTGCCGCCTTGAGCAGCTTGTACTTGTGGGTATCGTCCTTGCAGATCGAGGCAGCAGCACGCAAGGCTTGCGGGACCGAGACCTGAATCGCGAGTTTCACAACGCGATTGGCGAACTCGCGTTCATCCAGCACACCGGCACTACCGAGTTGTGCGAGGGCGAGACGGCGCAGACCCTTGGTGCGCGCGGCATTGCTCGACCAGCGCGCATCGTTCAATTTGATCTTCAGCGAACGAAGTGCAGGAGCTACGCATTTCGGATCATCGCCATGCGGCTCGCCAAGTGCGAATTTAACCGCTGCCTCAACGCACATCTGCCCCGGCACTGGATTGCCAAGGCCGTGCACTAAACCTGCGTCCACGACGCTCAGGACTTTGCGCGCGACGGATTCGTCAATCGGTGACTGCATAACCTTCCTCCCAAAACAAAATGTCGTTGACTTCATCGCGTCGTTTGTTGAACGCCTCCCGCGCGGCATCTTCTTCGCGCTCGAATTCGTCCGGCTCGCGGTCCGGTGTCCACTGCGGGCCATCCCGGTCCATGTCGGTGATGTCGCCGTAGGACTCTGGCTCAGCGCGCACGGGGAAACACCATCGGCACCTTGGGGCCGAGTACGTTGAAGATTTTGTCAAACACATCGGTGGTCTGGTTCGAGCCAGCGGTATAGCCGCGGCTGAATTCGATCTGGCCTACGCGGTCGAGCAGGGCCATAAAGGCTGCGGCTTCGTGAGCGCTGTCAGCTTTATGTATCGCGTCCAGGTAGTCCCTGATCGCGGCATCGCGGGTGTCGTGCATGTGGGCGGCTCCTGAGTTCATGGAGCCGACTGTATAGCAAACTAACCTTGTAGTCAAGCTTGCTATACCCAAAAGGCAAAAAAAGTTACTGTTTGGCCCTCCTGATATCCCGGAAAAGGGCGACTGATTCATTTCGTGGCACGCGATCTGGGCCGTAAACCAGATAGGCGGTATCTGTACTGAGCGCGGTCAGCAATTTCAGCAGATTTACGAGCCTGATATTATCGACGCCGCCTCCCTCCCACTGGGATACTGCCCCCTTAGTTACTCCTACAAGGGTAGCGAGCTGCTGCTGGGTGAGCCCCCTGGCTTCCCGTAACCGCTTAATTCTCTGTCCCATGGTCTCCATAAGCAAGCTTAGATCGCTTACAGGGATAGCATAATTAGACAAATGGAATAGCATGCTATACACTCGGGAATATGAAAAAGGCCGCCGCGATTGAGCATTTCAAGACCGTGACAGCAGTCGCAGAAGCTCTTGGAATCTCAGTAGGGGCGGTTTCGCAGTGGGCTGATGTCATCCCAGAGGGCAGCGCATATAAGCTCCAGGCGGTCACGTACGGGGCATTAAAGGTCGATGAATCCCTGTATGTGGATCGGCCTAAACGCGGACAAACTCTTGAACCGGCCTGTGGCTGATGTCGCTCGACCGTAAGGACATCCGCGCAAAGCTGGATCCAGACATGCATGAGGCGCTTGCAGTGCTCGCTGACGTGGACGGGACCGACCTGAACGAGCTGGTCGAGCGGGTCATTGTTACCTACATCGAATCGCGTCTTCATGACGCCATTGAAATACATGGCCGTGCAGGGCACTTGGGCAAAGCCGGTCAAAACCGGGATTTGCCGGGAATCCCTTCCCGCAGGCCGCGCCGGTGACCCTAATCGTCACGCCCGTCGCGGATCGACGTCAGCAATTGACGAATCTCCCACAGGTGAGTGCAGATGCTCGACAGCTTCGAGCTGAAGTCCAGAGCGAACAGGAAGGCCAGCACGGCCACCCAGTGATCGCCGAGCCAGTAGAGCGCGATCCATACCAAGACCATGGTGATTCCCCGTTTTCGCCCCAAATCCCGCGCCCACACCATCCCAACGCTGTTATATGCGCCACACCGACGTCTATCCGTACGCCAACGCACGCAATGTCAATAATTTTCCAGACCTGCAATCCCCCGCAGGACTTTAGCCGGCCCGCCCACGGGGCCGGATTTTCTTTGGATCTGAAATGAAAAACCCCGCCTCGGTGCGCTGCCCGGGCGGGGTCTCTGTGCTGGATCCCCGAGTCACGATGGCCGGGGCTGGCTTCAGCGGTTCACATCAAAAACGCCTGGTGGCGGACAACCATCCAGGCGTTCCGATAGACAATAACTATCAAACCTACAAGTACGATAGTTTCTTACTATGGTTTCGATCGGCTGTCAAGGTGGCGACCCGAATACGCGAAACGGTGTTTTTAGCCTTTAGAGAGCCGAGGCGACCAGAACGTGCTGCAACGGGATGGTTAAAACAGGGTTAAGGACGCGCCCGGGGAATCCGGGAGCGGGGAGCGGACCAGCTGCTAGGAAGGCATTGGTTCCTGAGAGATAGAGACATCGGACCAGCAGCATCGGAAGGCGGATAGGAGTAGGGCGTCCTAAGGCTCTTGATCATGCTTTTGTCTGGAGGATCTATGGCTTTGACAGAACTGGCAGCCGATTTCTCGATCTCTGAGGCTATGCGTGCATGGGCAGAATTACAGACACCGACCGTGAACATCGAGCGCGAGCACATGAAATTCGTTAACTACTGGATCATGCATCGCAAGCGCATGCACGACTGGGTCAGGACCTGGGAGAACTGGATGATGCGCTGTCCAAAGATGGGCGGGGAGCTTTATACGCCCTCGCAGATGAGGCTAAAACAACTAGCTACCGACTGCATGGCGCAGGGGTTTCGCGCTCCATTGGCCTATGAGAATGACGTGATATATCGAGTGCAATACGACTCGTGGGATCTAAAGCGCAAAAACGTGCCGGTGCGCGATATCTCATTCGTCGCATCGCTGGCTCACGGTAAACGGCTATGAGCTGCGCATGCTCCCAGTGCCACGTCTGGCTGCAAGTCGCTACGCTCGTGGTGGGCTTCGCGACGATGGTGATCTCGATGGTAATCACCTATCCTTCGGACACGCCCCCGCTATGAGTGAGTGGCGCCGATCCGTTCAGACCACGCGCCGCGATGCCAACGAGCCGGCGCTGATGAAGGCCATGGCGCGCTTAGGAATCTATTTCCATCCGCGCGTCGGCCCCCTCGACGGCTGGGCCTTTCATCGGGGGGTATGGATGCCGGCGGAGATAAAAACGCCCACCGGGCAGCGCACGCGCTCGCAGAAGGAATTTATGACCGACTGCGATCAGATGCAGGCGCCCTATGGCCTCTGGCGCACAGAGGACGACATTGTGAACTTCGCGAATCGATCAACCTTGGGAGCAATCGGATGAATGGCTATGACTTCGCATTCTTCTGCTGGGGAGTCTGGATGGCTCCGGCGCATAAGGCGAGCTGGAGCTGCCGCGCGTAAGGCGGAGTTGCGATGATGGCTGAGGATGTTAAGGTCGTGATGGCCGTCACTGCAGGTGACATGTCTGTGTTAGTGCCTCTCGCCGCGCTTCAAAGTGCCCAGCAGCAGATTGACCGGCACTCAACCGGGCGGCCTTCGGCGCCAGAGTCGCCGAAACCAGAAGTCGCATTGACCGGCAAGTGCCGTACATCCGCACTCAGAATCATTATCGCCCTTGCAATGGACGGCCTCGGGTACAGGCCTGATGACAAAAAGAGCCCGATACCAAAGCAGATTGCCGATTACCTCGAAGCGCAGGACATCCCGCTCGACGTAGACACCGTGCGGACGTGGCTGAAAGAGGCAGCAGAAGAACTACCGCAGAGATAATCATTCGGTTACCGATTTCGGTTTAGCTAAAACCGAATTCGGCCTCATGGTTTGATTCATCCTTGAAACTTCTCGCTGATGGCCTTCGGTCTATCGGCAGGGGAATAAGGATGTACACCGCGAGCGTGCTGAAGGTGATGCTCGGCGATACGACGACCGGAGTTCTCGAACGCGAGTTGCTGCCGGTGGATCGTATCCTGCAGCGCTGGGCGGTAGCCAATGGTAGCGGACTGGCAGAGGAATGCTGGGATGATACGCCAACTGCGCGGCCGCCGGCACTTGATGACGATACCTGCATGCTGGTCGATGAGATCGTGCGGCTGTGCCCGCCAAAGACACGGCACATCGTCGTGAGCTGGTATCGAAAACCACTGCCCACAAAGCTAATTGCCATGCAGATGAACATGTCGCCGCGGTCACTTGAGACCGCTTGGCGCCTGTCGCTCAACTTTTTGAAGTGGAAGTTTGAGCAGTCGAACAACCTTACGCTCGCCAGACTGATGCGCATTCGGGTGTAGGCTTGACTACTAGTTGCGCATTCGGGTATAAATTCGGTCTAGAGTTGATCTTCCCGTCTCCAAGGTCCGCCACTGTGCGGGCTTTTGCGTTTTAGCGCCAATTTTCAACCATTCGGCGGGGCCCCCTCCTAGCCGACCACGGCCGCAATAGCGGTCATAAAGCCCTGGACTTCAGGGCTTTTTCTTTTTGGAGCCCAATGCTTTTCATCCTGCGTGCCTTTCGCCGTAAGCCCCCTGCTGCCCGCGACACCCAGGCTCCCACGCAACCGGGCAACTTTGTCGTCACGCTCTCGGGAAATACCCCAGTACTAAACTGGGCGGCGAGTACCGATAACGTTGCAGTTGCTGGCTATCAGATTTATGCGTCCTACGCCGCAAGCCCTTACACGCTCATAGCAATTACCTCGGCATTGACCTTTACGGACAACGCCGCGGAACAGAACGCGCTGTGCGCTTATAACGTCGCGGCCTTTGACCCGAGCGGGAACGTTTCGACCTTTACTGGCGTTCAGTCGGTCACGACGCCCAATGCCTCGACGTCAGACGTGACGGCGCCCCCGGTGCCTACTGTCTCGCTGGTCACGCAAGACAATACGGCTTATACCTATGAGGTGGCATGGCCGCCCGTGACTGACACGGGACCTGGCGGGGCGATCATCTCGGGCACTGCCAGCTATCAGGTGCTTGAGAACGGCACGCAGGTGGCGACGGTGCCGCAGCCCTCAGGTGGGGGATCTCTCACGGCCTTTGAGATCGGCGCACCGGCGTTCAGTGGCAGCGATTCTGCAGGCGTGCTTACCGGCGGTGGTACGAATCACTACGGCACGAGCGATCAGTTCTTTCTCAACGCACAGGCTGTACAGGGCGACTTCGATGTATTCATCGAAATCGACTCGGTGGTCAGCACCGATCAGTACGCCAAGGGCGGCATAGCAGCGCGTTTTACGAGTGATCCGGCCTCTCCCTACTTCAACAGCTTCCAGTTTCCGAACTCGCAGGCCAAAGGAGGCGCCAGCGAGTACCGCTTGCTGGCCGCCGGGCAGGCCGCACAGGTGACCGATACGGTCACAACGGCCGTCTCTCGCTACATCTTCCGCCGCGGCAATGTGCTCACCAGCCAGCGCTCGGCCACCACGCCGCCCCCGGCGGCTGGTGATGCTTCTTGGGTCACAGAGAACACGCAGACTTTCCCGAACGCACCGGCCGTGATATTCGTGGGCCGCTTTGGTTGCCAGGGCGATGCCTCGGCCACTATGACCATGAATTATTCGCACTACGCGCTGACTGGCGCATCTCCGTGCGTGTTCAACAGCGCGCCGCACTCTGCAGGCCAGGTGGTCCCAGTCACAGTCAAATCGGTTGATGTAGCTGGCAATGTGTCGGCCGCCAGCACAGCGGTGACAGTGACATACCCCAGCGCCGGTGGGGGTAGCAATACGTCAATGCTGTTCGACTACTCGATCGGCGGCACACGCAACGGCAATGCAAGTCAAGGCTACGGCTCTACTGCCTATCAGGCGCAGATGAAGCTTTACCGCGGCTCGGTTCTGGGTATGTACCCCGGCCTGGATGGGCAGAACTCTGCCGCCTATTCGATTCCAAACGACATCGCCAATATCCTGGCGGCTAATCCGGGTTTTTTAAGTTTCGGCTACATCGATACCGGCCGCGTTACCGGGGACCCAGTGGCGGCCATGAGCGCCAACAAGATGCTCGCGCAGGCCTCTTACCCTAATGGCGCCCTAGTAACCTACAACAGCGGCGACGTGCTTAACCCAGCACAGACCGCCGTGGATCCGACCGACTCTCACGGCCGCGACTGCATCTCCTATTTCGTCGCTTACTGGATGGATTTGTACCGCAACGGTTCCGCAGGCGGTCTTGCGCTGGGGCCCAACGCCGTCGATTCGGTCATCACCGGTCCGTATCTGGATGACATCCCATCTTCTATTTTTGTTACGGCCGACTGGCTGCGAAACGGCAACACCAATACAACGACTCAGATCGCAGCCGTTCAGGCCGGTTTCGATGCGCTCTTTAACGCTTTCCGCGCCGCAAACCCCGGGCAGTTGGTGTGCGCCAATACCAGCCAGTTCCGTGGTGCCGCGGCAGGCAGCTTCGCCCCGCTGGTGGGCTCGATCGACATTGGAATCATGGAGGCCATGTCGGGCGATTCATGGAGCCACGATGCAGCCTACGACAACATTAGCGCGGTTATTGCCGGCTATGCACGGGAAAAGACCGTCCTCAGTGGGCGTGGCTTTGGCGTCTACGGCGCCTGCAACATCCGCGCGGATGGTTCCAGTCCGCTTACCTTCAATAGCAATGGCACGGTCGCAACCTTCACGCCCGCCTATCAGGGCGTGCGCTACGAGGCGGCCAAGTGCCGCGTGCTCACCGATAACTTGCTCTTTCCGTGCTCGTGCGGATCAGGTTCTACTTCCAATCAGTTCAGCGGGCAGCCGGCGCCCTACGACTGCAACACGCTGCGCTGGTTCGGCTTCTTCGCAGTCGATTCTAGCGGCGTAGAGATTGCCTACGGCAGCGTGCCGGCAGGCACAGGATTTTCGTGGATGGGTGCCGCGAGTGAGGCCGCGCAAACCGCGAAACGAATCAGCCAAGGATCGCTGGGCGTTTTCTACCGCCTCTACGCCAACGGTATTGCGGTATTCAACCCGCGCGGTAATGGGATACAGAGCGTCACGCTGCCAAGCACCTATAAGCGCCTGAATTGCTCGGATGATTCGACGATGACCGGTGGCTCGGTCACGTCCATTACCCTTCAAGACGGCGACGGCTTCTTCGGGCACGTATGACTATTGCTCTGGCGCAGGAGACCTATAGCGGGGCTTCTGCCGGCGCCACTACCATTACTGCGACCCTCACTTGCACGAGCGGGAATGCATTGCATGTAATCGGGGGCGCAAACGATACGACTCAGACGCTCTCGCTTGCCGATGGCACGAACACCTACACCAAGCGAGGCAGCGAGGTGGTCCTTGGGTCCATTCGCTTAGCGCAGTGGACGGCGGTGAATATCACGGGCGGTGCACTAACCTTCACCCTGACCAATAGTTTTAGCTCCAGCAATCGCTTCATCATCGTGCGCGAGATATCAGGAGCGGCATTGGCAGCCTTTGATATCGCCAATTCTGCCAGCCAGGCCACTCCTGGGACCAGCACGGATGGGGTCACGGTCTCGGCCACGAACAGCGTGCAGCCGGCGTTCATCAGCGCCTATGCGCTGCGGTGTTTTTTCAATACGACGATGACCGCGGGGACTGGCTTTACTGCTGGCGGCGGTCAGTCGACTGGCGGCGCTGGTGAAGGGGCGTGGGCCAGTGAACACAAACGCGTTACCTCCGCCACCTCGCAGGCGGCCACTTTCACCGTAGGAAACAACGGCAACGTGATCTCAGTGCAGGCTATTTTCGACGAGCTTGTTGCGGCTGCCACTAAGGGCCGTTTGGCTAACTCCAATCAAGGCGGTTTCTAGGTGTCCACGCAAACCATATTCAAGACCGCCGGGAGCACGTCAAAGCACACGGATATTGCCCTGGTGCAGAACGCTGCCTCAACTGCAGCAGGGGACCCGGTCCTAGGACTCACCTACAATACTTCAGGCCTGACGGCCTATTACCGTCTTGGCGCCACCGGTACGCTCACCTCAATATCCTTAGCAACGCAGACCGTCACTGGCGCCTACTCTTCTGGTGGCTTCGTCAAGATCGATGACACCCACGCCCCTGGGGGCTATCGCTTCGATATCCCAGCCGCCTGTATCGCAACCGCAGGGGAATGCAATATCTGGTTCGCGGGTGCCCCTGCCGGTACAGCCGGGAACATGGAGACCCATCAGCTCAAGATCATCGTGACCGCAGCTGACCTGTACGATGCCACGCGTTTAGGTCTCACTGCGCTCTCTACGCTGGCGCCCTTACCACGCTATACCGGGACGGCACTGTCAGGTGCCAACGGCAATATCGGCCTGGCCGCCTCCACTCCCGCGGCTCAGTGCGAGCCTGGGGATATCGTTATCCTGACTGGTGGGACCGGGGCCGGACAGAGCAATGTAGTGCTGTCGCTTGCGGGAGCAGGAGGTTCAACTCCCGTGGCCACGGTCATGCAGAACTGGCCGACCGCAAACCCTGACAACACCAGTACCTACGAGATCATCAAGATTGGAGGGCTGGTGCCCGCTGCAGTGACGGATTTCTGGAGCGATACGGCCAATCCGGCCCGGGGACTGACTACCCCGTTAGTGGGTGGGCGCCTTGATGCCAATGTCGGATCAGTTGCCGGAGTGGTGGTGCAGCAAAGCGGCTCTGGCACCCAGAACATCGGTGGTCCGTGAGTATGCGCTCACGATTGACGGGCATCGTTTCACATGCCCCAGCAAGGAGCGCGCACTGGCTGTGCTCGCTCAGGCGGTTGCGCTCGCTCGCACTCAATCCGTTATGCCGGCTCAGATCACGACGAATACGCGCGAGCTGCGCTCTGCAGTGAATGCTGCAACGCGAGAACTCAGGCGCATTTGGATGGATGCTCAGATCAAATCCTATTTCGATATCGACCTCGACAACGAGGCGATTGCACTTCTTCTGTAAGAGGGCGACTAAGCCGAGAGGCAGTCGCACAATCAAATGCTTGAGTTAAATCAATGGCTGCGCCGCTAGGGAACCAAAACGCGGCCAAAGCGAAAGTATGGTCTGCCGCGATACAACGGGCTCTAGAGCGCCGACAGCCAGCCGATGAGCGTATCAAAGCCATAGACGAGCTGGCCGATGTACTGCTGAGCAAGTGCGCGACTGGGGATCTATCCGCGCTGCAGGAATTAGGTAACCGGCTGGACGGCAAGCCTGCGCAGGCTGTACTTCTCGGTGGGGATGAGAATTCTGGACCTGTCGTGGTGACATGGAAGAAATGACATGGAAGAAATAGTTATCCCGTATACGCCGCGGGATGCGTTTCTGCCGTTTCACAATCGCACGCAGCGCTGGTCGAACGTTGTCGCCCATCGTCGCTGCGGCAAGACCGTCGCCCACGTCAATGACGCGGTTAAGAGAGCCATTGAAGAGAGCAAGCCAGATGGGCGCTACGCCTATATCGCCCCTTTCAGGCAACAGGCCAAAGATGCGGCATGGGAGTACCTGAAGCGCTACACGCAGCAGATCGTGCTATCGGCTAGTGATGTGCGGGAATCGGATCTCTCGGTGCGCATCATGGGAGGCCCGATAGTGCGGCTCTATGGTGCCGATAACCCGAATTCGATGCGCGGTCCGTATCTGGATGGTGCGGTCATGGACGAATACGCCTATATGCGTCCATCGCTATGGGGCGAGGTTATCCGCCCGATGCTCGCTGACCGACACGGCTGGGGCTCGTTCATAGGCACGCCGAACGGGCACGATGCCTTCTACGAATTGCATCGCAAGGCGCAAGCGAATCCGGCCGAATGGTTTACGGCCGTTCTGCCAGCCAGCCGCACCGGGATATTGCCGCAGCCCGAAATAGAGGATATGCGCAAGGACATGACGGCTGACCAGTTCGAGCAGGAACTGGAATGTTCATTTGAGGCCGCGATCCTTGGGGCGGTATATGCCAAGGAATTGAAAGCTGCGCAGGATCGGGTCAGGTCTGTGCCCTATGACGGCTCAAGGCTCGTATACACCGCATTCGACATTGGCAAGCGCGATGCGACCGCGATCTGGTTCTATCAGATATTTGGCGGCGAGATTCGGTTTATCGATTACTTTGAGGACAGCGGGGAAAGCGCGCCGTATTACGCCTCGATTCTACGTAGCCGCGCCTATAACTACGACACGCTCTATCTGCCGCATGACGCGAACAATGAGTCGATTGTCTCTGACGTGACGTTCGCCGGCGTGATGCGTGCCAATGGCTTTAAGGTCGAGGTACTAGAGAACAAAGTCTCCCTAGAGGACGGCATTAACGCCGCTCGGATGCTGTTTCCTCAATGCCAGTTCGATAAGGAGCGCTGCCGAGCTGGCCTTGAATCGCTGGGCAATTATCGATGGGACTACAACAAGCGGATGGGCGAGATGAAGTCTCAGCCAGTGCATGACTGGTCAAGCCACGGAGCAGATGCCTTTCGCTATGCGGCATTGTCTATTCGTGGCGGCAAAGAGGCCCCGCAGAGACAGAAGTGGAAGCCAATCAATTATCCGAAAAGAGGTTATGCATGAGCGCTGCGATGTACGCAAAGGTCAAGGAACTGACGGCCAGAGTAGAGGCGTTGGAGAAAAGACCGCCATGCGTCTGTGCGGGTGAATCTAAGGCCGAGCCTCTTGATCGTAAAACCCTGACACTGCCCCAGAGAGTTAAGCCTTAAATGCTCAAGAAACTGCTGGCGCTGCTGTTACTGACAGCGGCGATCTCTCCCATTGCTTTCTCCGATCCGCCCTATGTGGGATACGTGCCCGGCGTGTCTGTGCCCATGCTGGGCAGCTTCGACACACTCGCTCACCTGACTTCGCAGTTCCCGGCCGCTAACTACAAGGGCGTCACGGCCTATACGCAGGATAGCGGGCTGCAGATAAGCGATGGCTCGAGCTGGGCATCCGTGGGCGGAAGCGGCGGGGTCACTCAGACCAATACTGTTGCGCTCTCTAACAAGACGATGAGCTATTCGGCCAACACCTTCACCGGGTTTGGTCAGAATGTCCAATGCACCAACGGCTCGACAGGTTCTGCTGATGCCGCGCTTCTGGCCGCTGCTGCCACGGTCGGCGGCAATATCACGATCACCGGTAATTGCACGGTCAATGCGACCACGACGCTCAATTCCAACACCACCGTCGATCTGAACGGCTACACGATCACTGCGGCAGCGGCTGGGAATTGGTCGGGGAGTGCCATCGCGGCCTTCGTCAATGCCGCAAACAACGCCTCTTACATCGCCGTCCAGAACGGGTATCTAGTCTGGACCGGCGCCTCTGGCGGCGTTCACATCATCTCATTCCCTTCAGGCAACTCTCACGTCCGCGTGAGCAACATCTGGTCTACCGGCGCGGGTGATCTTGTTGCCACAGTCGGCACCACAGACGCACTCTCTCAAGGTAATACGTGTCTTAACTCCCTGAACGCCTGCTTCGATCACTGGGGCGGCGCGACCGACATCAAGGACATCGGCAACTATGCTTCGATGGTCACGACCGTGGGAGCCGCCTGCTATCAGTTCACCGGGTTCAATACCAACGGCACCATATCCACGACCACCGGCTACACGGCAATTGGCAACAGTTGCTATTACAACACCAACGTTCAGATCGGCATCAACATCAACGGCTTTGTAGGAACGTGCACACAGACATCCTCTAGTCAGGTCATCGTTGCGAATAACCGCGTCTATGTGGCCGCTGGGATAGAGGGGCCGGGCATTCTCCTGAGTGGCTGCGGCACCTATGCGGATGTTCACGACAACTATATCCAAGCCGATGGAGCGACCACGAGTTCCTACCCTGCTGTCGAGTCGCAGTCCAGTTTTACCAGCGTGCAGATGCACAACAACATCGCTCAAGGGTGGATTGCTCCCACCTCGGGCAGTGATGGCGGTGTGTTCAACAACCAGGGCGCCAACGGCTCCATCGTTAACAATCAGTCACTGGGGACCACCAGCACGCTTCTGGTAGGTGGCACGATTGCCGCGACCACGCAGATTGCGGGTAACACCTTTGGAACGGCTGACTTTACTGTAACGGGGGCTAACAGCATCGCTCCATTCAGCGCAACCAATACCGGTAATTTGGGCTTTAATCAAGCTGCTAGTTTTCTTGCCCCCAGTATGTCCACTGGCAACAACGCAGCCACGATTTTAGGACACGACACCGGCACCGGGAACGGAATCACGCAAGTTTTCAACTACGGCGGCAACAACAACGGCAATAGCTACTGGGCGTTGGAGTTCAACGGTACGGGCATTTATTGGCTGAAGGAGCTGTACTTCCCCGATACGCTCTATCTCGGCGACACAGGCACAATCGTCAATCTTCAGGGCACCGCGACGACGGGCACCTTTGCGGCCACCGGGCTCAAGGTTAACGGGACCTCGACCGGCGCAACGACTCTTGGCACCGCCAATTCCAGTTCGACCAGCTACACCGCGACCCTGCCAGCGGCCACAGACACGATTGTCGAACTCGCACAAACACAGTCGCTCAGCGCCAAGACGCTGACGAGCGCTGCGGCGGGCACGCCTTCCATTGTAGGGACCAATACTGCAGCAGCCGCTACCGTCGATGGCATGTCGGATCTTGCGCCAAACCTGACATCTTCCGAGGCGTACTTACGTCAGTTCGGCACCGCCAATGCGACGGGCAATGAGCTGCAGGAAATATGGAACTACGGCGGTAGCAATAACGGCAACACGAATTTTCAGATGAAGTTTGCCGGGTACAACGTGTTCTTTCAGCAGACGTTGCTCAATGCGATGACGCTGGGCGATGGGGGATCGACTATCACGCTGTCGGCCGCTGCCGGTGGCATCACGTTGAGCAATGTCACGACTGGCACCAATGCGGATTTTCTGTGCCTGTCGAGCGGCCATGTCGTACTCTTGCAGACCTCGGCTTGCACGATCTCCAGTTTGCGCTTCAAAGAGAACGTCAGCCCCTTTGCCGGCAATGCCCTGACGCGGCTTGCGAAACTCGATGTGGATATCTACAACCTGAAGGCAACGGGTAATGCAGACCCGAATGCGACAACGACTCAGGTCGGTCTGATTGCAGAGAACATCGCCCAAGTGTTCCCGCAGTGCGCGATCTACGAAAACGACATGAAGACGCCGAAGTCATACCGGCAGGAGTGCATCATTGCGCTGCTGGTGCGCGGCGAGCAGGAGCTGATGCAGCAGAACCATCTGCTGCAGGCGCGGCTCAATCGAGTCGAGCATCCGCGCCAGTTGCAGGCCAAGGCACACTAATAGTCGGATGAGGAAGTAAAGCATTGAGCGCAGTCGCCTCGGAAATTCCGTCTCAAGCTCCAAAGCCCATGGACGATACCGCTCTCATTGCGGCTATCGATGATTCTGACGAGCGCTCCTACGGCTCTGACTTGTCTAACCTGACCGCCGGGCTGTCAGCCGAGCGCGCAATCAACATTGACCTGTACCTGGGAAAGAATCTCGAGCCCGCACCGGAAGGCCAGAGCAACGTCATTGACCGCACCGTCTTTGAGACCCTGCAATGGATTCTTCCCAGTCTGTGCCGGATCTTCGCCAATGGCGATGATGTGGTCACACTGGCGCCTGAAAGTGCTGCGGATGAGGATCAGGCCAAGCAGGAGACGGCTTACTTAAACTGGTTCGTTACCCAGAAGCATCCATGGTTTGAGTTGTTCCTGGAGTGGGCCACAGACTGCTTACTGACCAAGAACGCCTATTTCCTGGTTTACAAGGACAACAAACGCGCGAGCCAGATTGAGCAGTACACCGACCAGACCACTGCGGGCGTGTCCTATCTGCTGCAAGATCCTTCCTGCACGCTGATCGATGCCAAGAGCCACCCGGCGCCTGATCTGCCGCCAGAGCCTGTTATGGCCCCTGGCGGACAGCCGATTATGGACGCGAACGGTCAGCCGATGACGCGGCCGGCAATGCTTTACGATTGCACGATTCGCCGCGCCTCGGATACTAAGAATCTGTGCATTCGGGTGCTTCCGCCTGAGAGAGTCAAGGTCGATCAGCGTGCATTTTCCTGGCGCCTGGATGATCGCTGCAACTACTTTGAATACTGGGAGGAGACGACTCTTACGGAACTTCGGGAACAGGGCTTTGATGTTCCCGATGATGCGGCTGATGACCCTGAGATTTACACCCAGGAGGATTACGCGCGAGATCAGTACGGGGAACGGCGGCTAGAGCGTTACAAGCCCTCTGACCCGTCCCTAAGACGCGTCAAGGCGCGCATGATCTGGATTCGCTGTGATTATGACGGCGATGGCATTGCGGAACTGCTGTACGTGGTCCGATTGGGCCGCAAGATTCTCTGGAAGGAGGAAGTCTCGCGCTTTCCGGTAGCCTCCGGTGTTGCCACTCCCTTGCCTCACCGGCATATCGGCACCTGTCCTGCGGATGAAACGGGCGATATCCAGCGCATCAAGACTTCGATTCTGCGGCAGGGCCTCAATAACCTGTATCTGGCCAATAACCCGCAAAAGATCATAGATGAGAGCAAGGTCAATCTAGACGATGCGCTGATCTCAGTCACCGGCGGATTGATTCGCGCCACCGATATCAACGCGATCCGCTACGAGCAGGTGCCGTTCATCTTACCCCAAGCCATTGAGGGCCTGGAGTACATGGATACCGTGCGGCAGAACCGTACCGGCGTCAGTGCTGCATTCTCAGGCGTCGATACCAAGGATCTGAATAACCTGCAGCCTGGTACGGTCAATCAGGTCAGTACGATGTCGGCCGAGCGGGTCATACAGATCGCCCGTGTGATGGCCTTTGCCATCGAGGATCTGTTCTCCATCGTCCACGAGCAAGTGCTCAAGATGGGGCACAAGCGCGAAACCATCCAACTGCAGGGGAAATGGACCGAAGTCGATCCCGGTTCATGGAAGAAACGAACCTCATTCAAGACCTGCGTGGCTTTCTCATCCGGCAATAAGGACGCACAGATCAGCCGGCTCACGGCGATGCTGTCCTATCAGAAAGATGCGCTGGAGATGAAGCTGCCCTGTGTTACCCCTGAGAACTACTACAACACGCTGGTAGAACTCACCAAGGCTGCGGACTTTGCCTCGCCCGGGCGATTCTGGACAGATCCCTCCACCATCAAGGCCGCCCCCCCTCAGCCGCCTCCTGAGATCGTCAAGACGCAGATGGACATCGCGAGTCGGGAGAAGATCAAGGCCGCAGAACTCGTGCAACAGGAGGTCGAGAGCCAGCGCCAGGCGCAGGTCCAGATTTATACCGTGGACACCAATGCGGGTTTAGGAATCATCGACAAGCACATCGACCATGGCAATGAGGTGACTATCGAACACCTCAAGGCGCGCAATCAGGCGACGCTAGAGGCTGGCAAGATTCCTGGACCTGACGGCGGCTTGAGCCTGCCTGAGTCCGGGTTATCCGATGTCATGGATAAGCTGCAGCAGACCGCAGCGATTGCTTCGGGCCGCAAGGTTCTCAGGCACGGCCCTAATGGTGAAGTGCAGGGCGTGGACGTACTGGATCACACCGGGGCGACGCTCATGAGCCGCAAGGTCATTAAAGACCCGTCTGGGCGCATCACGGGGCTGGAATGAGCGACATCGGCAAGGGCAACATGGCGAAGTCGGTCCTCGATAGCTGCGCCTATCAGGATGCCTACAAGGCCGTCAGGGAGGCGCTGATCTCTGGCATAGAGCGGTGCCCCATAGCCGATATAGCCACAGCAGAGGACTTCAGGCGCTGCCTGCGGCTGTTGGGCGCGATACAGACCAACATGGTCACAGCGGTGAATTCTGGAAAGCTGGAGGCGTTTCGCCTGCAGCAGAAAGATCAAGCCAGTCAAAACCCATTTCGTAGAATCTTCAGGGACAAACAAGCATGACAGATGAAGCAGTCGACCAAGCGCAACCGCAGTCGATTTCCGACCGTATCGCTAACGCCATGGGCTTCCCGGGTGAGCAGGACGATTCCGCACAGACCGGAGAGATAGCCACAGAGGCTGCGCCCGACCTTTTCGATCTTGAGATAGATGGGCAGAATTATCAGTTGCCGGGAAAGCTCAAAGACGCATTCATGCGCAATGAGGACTACACCAAAAAGACCCAGGAGCTGGCCGATCAGCGCCGCGGCTACGAGCAGATGCGCGATGTCATGACCACGCGCCAGATGGATTCGGCCTTTCGCGAATCTATCGCCTCCGAAGCGCAGGAGATGCACGTTATCGATGCGTATCTCTCGGAAGTGGCCAAGGCCAATACGGCCAACATGAACATGGAACAACTGATGCGCTGGAAGATGGAGCGCGACAGTGTCGTTGAGCGCCGCTCCCTGCTGGAGAAGCAGGTCGAGGGCAAGCGCTCAAAGTTCAACGATGATGTGAAAGCAAGACTGACGGAACTTAAAGGCAAATCCAAGGAAGCCGCGTCCAAATCGATACCGAGTTTCAGTGAGGACACCGAAAAGGCAGTACGCAGCTATGCGCTGTCCGAAGGTCTCACGGAGACGGAAATCGACAACGTGCTCCTGGATCCACGCAGCTATAACGTGCTGTGGAAAGCCTCTCAGTTCGAGAAGGTCAAGGCCGGCGCCACACAAGCGCAAGGCAAGGTTGACAAGGTTCTCAAGGTCGGCGCAGCCACCGAGAGAATGCCCCAAGGAGTTCGAGCCAAGCTCGATTACGGTAAAGCGATCAAGAACGCTCATACCTCGGGAGACAAAGCCCGAGTGATTGAGACACGCCTGCAAGGCATGTTCGGGAATCGCTAAGAGGACAACATGACTGTTTTAACCAATACAACCCAGACCTTCGGCGTCGGCTCAGGCGGCGGTATCCGTGAGGATTTAGAAGATGTGATCTGGGATCTATTCCCTGAGGACACCTGGGCGGTATCGAACCTAGATAAGGTCGATGCGACCGCTCCGACCCATGAATGGCTCGGCCAGACTCTGCTGGCAGCCGCCGCGAACATCGGTGTGGAAGGCGATGATGCCTCCTTCACCTCGCTCACCAGCCCGTCGCGATACGGCAATTACACCCAGATCCTGTCCAAGACCTTCCTGGTCTCAGACACCCTGGAGGCGACGAAGCGCGCTGGTCGCGGCTCTGAAGTGGCTCGCGGCGCGATGATCAAGATGCGCGAACTAAAGCGCGATCTGGAATATGCCCTTACCCAGAATGCCATCGGCACGGCCGGTGGTTCCACGACCGGGCGCTCGATGGCCGGCATGGAGACCTGGATCTCAGGTTATCTCAAGAACGCCTTTGTGGGCACGACCGCGACTGCCTCAACCGCAGTGACGGCCACCACGACCTCAACCTCGGCAACGACCCCGCTCACCTCATCGGGTGTACCGGGAACCGCGCCGACCGATCCGGCCGTGGGCTCTCAGGGTGCGATCACCTCGACCGCGTTGAACTATGCGCTACAGGGCGCGTGGAGCAATGGCGGCGACCCGACGATCATCCTGTGTTCTGCGAACAACAAGACCAACATTGACAACTTCACGTCGATTGCGACGCGCTTTGTCGATGTGGACAAGGCAACGCAGAGCCCGATCATCGGTGCGGCTAATGTGTATGTCAGCGACTACGGCCGCCATACGGTGGTTCTGCATCGCTACATGCGCGCTCAGACCGTTCTGTGCCTGGACCCGAACTACTGGGCGATCGCGTTCCTGCGCCGTCCCATGGCTCGGGAGCTTGCACGTACGGGCGATGGTACGAAGTACCAGATCATCACTGAGGCCACTTTGGTGGCTCGCAACTGGCAGTCCAGTGCGAAAGTGGTGGGCCTCATATAGGCATGTGGGGCGGTTGTGAGCCGCCCCTCTCTTTTATGCTAGTCATCATCGGTTCCGGCCCCTCTATCGTCGGTAAGGGCCTGGGTCCGTGGATAAACGGCAATATCGTTGTAAGGCTCAAGAGCGGCATTATCCCCAACGCCAAGGACTGGGGCTGCCGGACAGATATCAGGTGCGCATCATCCATATCGCACAAGGGCACTGAACCCTTCTGGATTCTCGCAAGCCATGAGTGCGAGGACCACAACTCGCCTAACACGTTTCGCGCGCATAGAAAGAAGTGGATGACCTATTTCGAGAAGTTCAAGCCGAAGTACAAGATGAGCACGGGCCTGCGGGCTATTTTCTGTGCGGCTGAATTCGGCCATACAGAAATTGGTCTAGCTGGTTTCGATAACCTGCTTTATCCCACCGTGAAGGGGTACTGCAAGTGGAACGAGGAACGACATAAATACCGCTGGGTACACGATGTGGAAGCCGAACACAATGCGGCCTTCGGACTCGGTTTAGACATCAAGGATGTAACGCAGGACAGTGGCAGAATTCTATGAATACGACCCCATGACGGGTATCCGCACGGATACGTCATGGAGCGAGTCAGAGCAGAAGATGACGCTCATTCGCACCGCGGATGTTGAGCCGCTTCTGGATCACACCAAGGCGATTGCCAATGGTGTGGGCGTCAATAGCGGTGACATCAAGGCCGGGTGGTGGCTCTACGCCAAGATCCCGCCAGTGGTCATCCTGCAACTGCGAGCGAAGGGTATCAACGTATTCGACAAGAATGACGAGTCCCGCATGTTCGCCGAACTTAACAGCAACTTCCCGCACCTGAAATGCACGACTGGCATGCACGGCCCGCGCGGAGTCAAGATTTTAGGCTAGGGATTTCCCATGTTTCTTTGGGGAATTTAGCCAAAATGCGCGGCTCTTTGGCCACTTGGCGCTCATGGTCTTTCGTGATCCTAATGACCGCTTTAATCTTGGCCTTTGACAGATTGCCGAAATAGTGGCGTAACTTCTTGTTCATGGAACAATATTATCATAATGGCCGATAGTGTGAGCGATGCCTGCCGAGAAGCAGCCCAACTCGGGCGTGCCGGGGGGCATGAAAACCTCAAGGCGGCATGGAAGATCATCAACAAGCTGCTGACGGAAGCACCTAAGAGCGTGCCGGCTCTGGTTACCGGCAGCTTCCTGATGTACAAGCTCGAGAACTTCCCGGTTGCTTATCACTTTGCGCTCGCCGCCACCCAGATATGGCCTAACAATGATGCCACCTGGACGAACCTTGGGCATGCCGCGAGTGCGATGTGGTTGCCCGAGGAAGCAGAACGCGCCTACAAACGCGGCTTGCAGTGCAAGAATCAGACGCAGGAGCGCGAAACGCTGCTCCTTAATCTGTGCGCGCTCTATCTCGACAACGGACGTTTCAGCGAAGGCGAGGACATCGCGCGCAAGATCCTTGCAAGCAATCCGGCGCATGTCGGGGCTCGCACGAACTTAGGCTTCTGTCAGCTCGCCAAGGGCGACTGGGCGGAGGGCTGGAAGGGCTATCACGGCAGCATCGGCGAGGACTGGCGGCCAAGAGTACAGTACAACGATGAGCCGGAATGGGACGGCACTCCAGGAAAGGTTGTCGCGCTCTATGGCGATCAGGGCCTGGGCGATGAGATCAGCTTCGCCAGCATGGTCCCAGATGCTAAAGCTGTGTGCAGTAAGCTGATCCTGGACTGCGACGACCGGCTAGAGGGCTTATTCAAGCGCTCCTTTCCCGGCGTCAGGGTTTACGGGACGCGCCGAAACAAGAGCGGCAAGTGGGATAAGGACGACTGGAATGTGGAAGGTTCTCTCCCATTAGGTCAGATCGGTGAGTTCTTCAGGACATCCGAGGATTCATTTCCGGGCAAGCCCTATCTGGTGCCCTGTCCTGACCGGGTTCGCATGTGGGATGGACTGTGGAATCCTCGCAAGCCCGTCATCGGGATCGCGTGGAGCGGCGGGATACCCAAGACCAACTCGCGCAATCGCAGGGTGGGGCTTAATGAGTTCCTGCCGGTATTTCACCAGATCGATGCCCAGTACGTCTGCTTGCAATACAAGGATGCTGCCGAGGAAATTGCAGCGTTTCACGTGAAACACCCGGAGGTGAATCTCAAGCAATATCCGTGGGGCACGCTGACTTCAGACTATGACGACACGGCCGCTCTCATTGCTTCATGCGACTATGTTCTGTGCATCCAGACCGCTGTAGCTCACACGGCAGCGGCTTTGGGTGTTCCGGTCTCGGTTCTCATTCCGGTAGCAACGACGTGGCGTTATGGGTCAACTAAACAATCGATTCCTTGGTATGAAAGTCTACGAATCATCCGCCAAGCCAAGCATGGATCATGGAGATGCGAAATTGAACGCGCAGGTAGCGAGATCGCAACTTATCTCGGACGAGTACCGCACCGAGCAAGAGAGACTGCACGAGACGACGAACTACGGCGTGATGAGCCTGCACTATGCGCCAATCGTCTCGCAGATCATAAACCGAATGGGTGTCACGCACCTTCTTGACTATGGCTGCGGGTCCAATTGCAATCTGGCTAAAAAGCTCAAGGCCGACCACAAGGTCACTTATCAGGCCTACGATCCGGGGGTGCCGAAGTATTCCAAGGAGCCGCTGCCGGCTCAGATGGTGGCCTGCATCGACGTGCTGGAGCATATAGAGGCCGATAAGCTCGATGCGGTGCTGGATGACATTGTGCGCGTGTGCGAGGGCATCGCGTTCCTATCTATTGATACGAAGGCGGCCGGCAAGTGGCTCTCAGATGGCAGGAATGCTCATCTGACGCAGGAGCCGATGCAGTGGTGGCTGCCGAAGCTCTGGGATCGCTGGGACTTGCAGACGATACAGGTAGGCAATGACCGATGTTTCTTTGTCATCGGGCTTGCAAAGCCTCGCATCGAAGCCACGGATGGATCGCTGCTGTAGCTTCCTTCTGGTAGGGGATCAGCCCTACGCGCGCAGCATGGTCGAGAGCGTCAAGGACGTTCTGGGCTACCGCGTCGTGCAGATGTCGGACCTTAAGACTCCCGCTGTTCCGGGCGTCGATGAAGTGGTCAGACGACCCTTCAATATCGAGCTGATGCTCTACCGCTTCTCGCATCTCGCGGCCTACAGGCACGATGAGATGCTGATTCTCGACACCGATGTCATCGCAAAACGCACCCTGGACGATGTGTGGGAGCGCTCCTTCGAGGTCGCGCTCACGCGCCGTGAGGGAGCGCTGGCCGAGAACGGCGGCGCTGATATGGCGGACAAGATGCCGTTCAACACGGGCGTCATGTTCTCCCGCGGTCGATGGTTCTGGGGCGCCTGCCAGAAGTGGCTTGAACGCCAGTCGCCTAATCTGCATCGCTGGTACGGGGATCAGCATGCCGTAGCCGCAGTGGCCGCTAGGCGCATCTACAGCGTCCTATCTCTGCCCTGCAATGAATTCAACTGGTCGCCGAACTCGCGCGAGGATACGTCCGATGCGCGGCTGTGGCACTTTAAGGGAGCGATTCGCAAGAAATGGATACCGTCAGGCTCTTCGTTGGTTTCGACCAGCGAGAAGCCGCCGCTTACCACGTTTTCTGCCAATCCGTAATCGCTCGCGCCAGTATTCCGGTCTCGTTCCACCCGCTAGCCGCAAATATGCTGGCCGGCTTTGACGGCCAGGGCAGCGGCAGCAACGCCTTCACGCTCTCGCGCTATCTGGTCCCCCTGCTGTGCGACTTCAAAGGCTTTGCGATCTTCGCTGATGGAGACATGGTGTGCGATACCGATATCGCAAAGCTCTGGGAACAGCGCCCGATCTATAACGCGGTCTCTGTGGTCAAGCACGACTATAAGACCCGCCATCCTCGCAAGTACATCGGCACGCCAATGGAATCTGCGAATGAGGATTATCCCAGGAAGAACTGGTCAAGCCTGATTATCTGGAACTGCGGCCACTACGCGAACCGGCTACTAACGCGCGAGTATGTGCAGCAAGCGCCAGCATCATTCCTGCACCGTTTCCAGTGGCTTGAGGATACCAACATATCCTCGCTATTCCACGGCTGGAACTGCCTGGTAGGAGAGGATTCGCCCAGCTCGGCTGCGGTCTATCACTACACCCTTGGGGTGCCGGGTATCAAGCATTACGCCGATGGACATGCTTCATGGCACTGGCACAAGGAGCTGCTGAGCGCATTGGAATGTGCCGGCGAAGATCCGGTTAGCGCGGTCAAGCGAGCACAGGAGCGTATCGGTGATATTTAGTTCCTATGTGGACTTTCGCAATAAAGTGCATGTGCTGCTCGACGGCGATGACATCAGCACGTCAGACCTCTCGACATCAGTGCTGGATCTGGTGATTGGAGCTGGAGAGGTGAGGATCTACCGTGATCTTCGCTCAAGCGTGCAGGACACGGCTTTGTCGCTGACTGTGACTGGTGGCGGGGCAGCTCTGCCTTCGGACTACCTGGAGCTTCGTGGTGCGCCCTACGTAGCAAATCACGGGGTAGCCAGCTATGAGCCTTGGGAGGCCATCACTGATCTGACGCAGCGCAAGGTGAGAAGCGCGCCCTACCCGATCCGGTACAGCTTTCAGGGCGATGCGATCATTTTCTACCCCTCGATGCCAGATGGTACGGTAGTGACAGGCCAGTATTACAAGCGCTTCCCCGACATTTCAACGGCACTCAATGCGCTGTTTACTCGCCACCCGGATCTGTTCCTCTATGCCGCGCTGTCCTCTAGCGCGCCGTTCCTGGGTGAACTGACACGGCTTCCAATCTGGGAGCAGACCTACACCGCACTCGTGGAATCTGCCAATGAGCAGGAGCGCCGTCGTGTCACGCGCGGATCGAAGCTTGCGACGCGCCTTGGATGAAGACTCGCTTTCTCGGTCAGGCCTACCAGTCTCGCTCGCCGATTCTGGCCAGTCAGACCGCGATCAATATCTATCCTGAGTCGAGCGAACAAAACACTGACGAAGTGGGTGTCTTCTACGGCACGCCCGGTCTTACGGCGTTCTTCACTGGTAACCATGCCAGCGTTCGCGGTATGCGCGTGGCCGGGGGCGCGCTCTATGCGGTCATTGGGAACTCCCTATACCGCATTACCGGGGTCAGTACCGGCATAAGTCTGGGGAGTATCCCAGGGGTGCTCCCGGTCTCCATGACCGACAATGGTACGCAGCTTGCGGTGGCCCACGAGTTCGGCTGGGAGTGGGTCGCCTTTACAGGGGTATCGACGGCCTCTGTGGCAGGAGCCCCGCTGGGCTCCATCGTCACGACTCAAGACAACTACGTCCTATTCACTGATGGTGGTGGTCAGTTCGGGATAACAGCCCTAGGAGACTTGAGCAGCATTGATGCGCTGGATGTGGCCACAGCCGAGGGCCTACCGGACAACCTGAATTCCATTCTCTCGGACTATCGCGAAGCGTGGCTCATGGGGGATAGCACGATCGAGATATGGACCGACACGGGCGCTGCCTTCTTCCCCTTCGAGCGCGCCCCTGGTGGCTTTATCGAGCAGGGCTGTGCCGCAGCCAGAAGTCCGGCGAAGCTCGACAATTCCGTGTTCTGGCTTGGAAAAGACCCGAACGGCCAAGGAGTCGTCTATCGTGCGAATGCCTATATCCCACAGCGTATTTCAACTCACGCTATTGAGCATGCGATCAACGGCTATGCGGATATCTCGGATGCCATCGGGTTTGCCTACCAGGAAGAGGGGCACCTTTTCTACTGGCTGACCTTCCCAAGCGGAGATGCCAGCTGGGTCTATGACGTAGCGACGCAGGCGTGGCACCAGCGCGCCTGGCTTGATCCCGTAACCGGTCTACTGCATCGGCACCGTGCGAACTGCTACGCCTTTTTCAACGGCATGCATCTGGTCGGGGACTATCAGAACGCCACGATCTATAAAATGAGCTTGGACGTCTATAGCGATGCCGGCTCACCGATCTACCGTGAACGAGCATGGGATATTGCCGATGATGAGGGCAAAAAAGCGCGCGGGGATATTCTCGAGCTCGTTGCCATGACTGGCGACGGGGACACGCAGAACAATATTTCCGTGGGCGCCGGGGCGTTAACTGGCTTCTGGCAGGGCGGATTCTGGAATCCCGGCTTCTGGGCGGCGAACTTCTGGGAAGGCTTCGCCAGCAGCGTCCTGAATACAACTAAGACTCCATCAGAGCCCATCGTGTGGCTACAGATTTCCCGGGACGGTGGTCGAACATGGGGCTATAGGCGCCAGATCGGACTGGGGATGCTCGGCAAGACCCTGGCCAGAGTTCGTTGGAGACGACTTGGAACAGGGCGTGACGTGGTGTTCCGAATAGGAACGACCATGGGTAACCGAGTCCAGTGGGTGGGAGCAAACCTTAAGGGCGAGGGCTACGACTCATGAGCGGCGCCACCATAGTCCCTCGTTATGCACTTAACCCGATTGATTCCAAGACCGGCCGCTTTACGCGCGAGTGGTATGAGTATCTGGCGACCCTTGCGCAAAGCGTGCCGTCCGTCACGACGATTCAAGACCTACAGACGATGGATGCGCTCGACGGCGCGGCCGAGGATGCTTTGGGCCTGCAGGATCGTATCAATGCCGCTGCTTTGAACGTTGCGGCGCTCTTTGCGAATGCGGATCTCCCGCAACGCCCCGATTACAGTTTGATGGCCTGGTGGCCGTGAGGATTCCATGAGCCTGAATGCGATCAGCCTGTTTCAGAATATCCAGGCGCCCATCACGACTCCTGCGGCCCAATATACCTGTCCGGTCAATTCCAAAGTCATCGTGCGCCATGTGGTGTTCTGCAATACCTCGGGCGGGGCTGCGAAAATAACGGCCGAGGTGGTCCCAAGCGGCGGCAGTGCCGGAGCGCCGGCCATCGTAATTGATGCGCTCTCGATTGCATCGCAAGCTTCTTACGTCTCGCCCGAGCTCGCGGGCGTTGTGCTCAATGCCGGTGACTCGATCCAGTGCTTTTCGGATACGGCCACTGCCATCAGCATGAATGCGAGCGGGATTCAGCAGACGTGAGGAACGAGCTGAGCGAGATCCGGGGCGAGCTGGTGAAGCTCAATAAGCAGATTGGAGAACTCATTTGTTTTCAAAAGCTAGCGGCCGCCCGTGAATCTCATCGCACAATTGAATGCACTGCCGCTTACATGGCCGGAGAAGTTGGCCTACCTAACGCACCGATTTCTGGACTTGGAGCAATCGGAATACCCTCTGCGTCATCTGTTTGATGGCGGTCTTTATATTAGAGAGATTTCGATACCTGCGGGTGAGTTAATTATCGGGCGAGAACATCGCCATGGTCACTTGTGCCAACTGCTTTCCGGGTCGATTGTGCTCAATTCACAAGACGGACAAGTCAGGTTCGATGCGCCTGCTGAATTTACCTCACGTCCTGGCTATCAGATGGTGGTGCAGGCATTGACCGATGTAGTGGCAAGAACCGTTCATCCGAATCCATGCGATTCGCGTGACATTGCGGCCTTGGAACAAGAGGCTTTCGTTCCAGAAAATGGAATGCTCGCCTTGGGGAAAGCCGTTCATGTGCGCCTCACGCGATATGCCTATCAGGCGCTGAAGGATGAGGCCGGCATTACGCCAGACATCGAAAACAAGCTGCGGGATCTGTACACGAACACTGATGACATCATCGATTTCACCACACCGGTGAAGGTGGAGATAGGCCCATCAACCATTGAAGGTCATGGCGTCATGACGAAGGCCCCAATCATTCTTGGCGAGCGTATCTGTCCTATTCGCATAGGGCCTAACCGCACGCCTGCTGGTCGTTACCTGAATCATTCGGATTCCCCCAATGCAAAGTGCTTTCTTGAAGATCGGTCAGTTTATGTGGATGCGATTTGGCCCATTCCCAGTGGTTCTGAAGTGCTAGTCAATTATCGGGATGTCCTTAATACAACGTCTCGATTAGAGGTTTTATCGTGAGTTCAGCAGTAATAGGGGTAGGGGCATCTATTGCTCTTGGCGTTGGGGCTGCCGGCTCGATTGCCAACGGCGTCATATCATCCAACAACGCTTCAAAAGCGGCCTCCGCCCAGACCAATGCGTCGAACGCCGCTAACAACACGCAGATGAGCATGTACAACACCACGAACGCCAATCAGGCGCCGTGGCGACAGGCAGGCGGACAGGCGGTCAATGCTCTGTCCCAGTTCTATGGGCTTGGCGGTGTCGCGACTCCTGGAGATGCAAGCGGCGCAGGAGCCACGACTACTGGACAGGCGGCCTCTCCCGATTACAACTCGATTCTCTCTAATCTCCCCGGCTATCAGTTCCAGCAGCAGCAGGGGAACTTGGCCACGCAGCGCGATCTTGCGGCCAATGGTCTATTGCAGTCAGGGGCTGCCGGTAAGGAGCTGCAGACCTTCGGGCAGGGGCTGGCGAGTAACTATGCCCAGCAGTACACCGGAGGGCTTCAGAGCCTTGCCGGGCTCGGGCAGTCCTCTGTGCAGGCCACGGGAGCTGCAGGGGCGAATGCAGCCAATCAGATCGGCTCGAACCAGATTTATGCCGGCAATGCTCAAGCGACCGGCTATGCCAATCAGGCGCAGGCCATCAATGGCGGCCTGTCGGGGATCGGTAGCGCTCTGGGCTATAGCCAGTCACCGCAGTATTCCAATCCGTACATGGATCAGTCCGCGATGAACACCTACCAGAACAACGCCATGAGCGGTGGGCTCATGAACGTCGGAGGCGGCTACGTGGTCAATCAGCCGGGGCTGAACTGATGGCTGATTTCGTCGCGCCCTCTCCGTCCTTCGCCCCGCCGCCGGATGTGCTCGGGGCATACATACGCGGCCAGATGGCCCCGATTCAGGTACAGGCCGGCGCGCAGCAGTTGCAGCAGGCACAGCAGACCCAATCGCAGGAAGCGCAGATGTTCCCCGGGCAATTGCAGGGGCAGGGATTGAATCTGCAGCAGATGCGGCTTGCCTTGCAGTTCCAGCAGTTCAAGCAGGGAACCATTCAGGATTCAGTGGAGGGCAATCAGGGAGGGGCGCAGAACAATGGCGGCCCGACTGGCGGGATCCAGAATGGCCCGCAGGGCTCAGTAGCACCCCAAAGTTGGGGGGGCAGCGCACCCAATATAGGTGCGCCCATGTTAGATCCGCGTTCCGCGCAGGCGGTCGGGATGCTGGCCCCGGATATGCTCAAGGGCCTAACCGAAGGCCGGGACTATGCGCTGAAGTCAGCGCAACTTCAGGCGTCGATGCCGAACAGCCCGCTATCTGTGATGGAATCCTTTGCGAACAACCCTAACGCGCATGTCGCGCTGATGCAAAACCCGCAGTTATTCGCCCAGTGGCCGCAGCTTGCTGCGAAAGATGGCGTCGACCCTAGTCAGGTAACGGCCATCAATGTTCGTCGCGTCGCCACCATCGAAGCCAATAAGCAGCGCGCTGCGTTGCAGTTGCCACAGCTTCCGATGCCCGAGCACTTCAACCAGCAAGGCGTGGGCTACGGCGGCACGCAGAACGTGAATGATATGACTGGGCAGGCCACGAACGCATTGTCACGCGAAGTGCCCAGCGGAACTACGCAGGTCGTCACGGACCCAGATCTGCAACAGCGCGCGGTGGTCGTGCCAACTGGCGGCATGAATGAGCGCGGCCAGCCTGTTGCGACTGGTGGCCCAGCATCGGCTACCGGCACTCCAGGCGCAGGCGGTGCAGTAGGCGGCGGTGTTCCGCTCGGCATGAAGCCACCGGATACGGAGAACCTGAAAGCTGCAGAATTTGCAGGCTACCTTAGGGGGGGTATGAGTGGCGTGAATAAACTTGAAAGCGCTGGTTATATGCCATCTGCTAAAGCCCGCTCTATTATTATTGATGCCGCAGTTAATGAAGGCGAAGGGCTTACCCATCAGTATCTGACGCAGATGGCGCTAGGAGCGGGATTATCCCAGCAGGACAAGACATATATGTCCGCAGTTATGCCGGTTATGCAGGCCGCAGGTCATGCGATGGCTGGTCAAAGGTTACAGGCTGGACAGATACGGTCTAACTTCGAGAGCCTTATCCCGCAGCCAGGCGCGAGCGCTGATAATATTTCCCAGATCCAACTCAATCGAAAGCAATATTACAGTGGTCTTTTAGCTCAATCTGGTTCTGCGGCGCTATTGCCAGAATATCAGAACACGCTGGGCGCCGACAGACAAAGAATGATCTCTGATAATGCGAAGGCAGGAGCCGCACCAGCTTCCGCCTTAGCCTATTTGAAAGCCAATCCAGGAAAGGCGCAGCAGTTCAAAGCCAAGTATGGGTATCTCCCGGGTGGCTAACGATTTCGATCAGTTCGATGCGCCGCAAGCCGCAGCTAATGACTTCGACCAATTCGGCACTGCGCAGAACTCTTCGTCATCTGCACCGCTATATACGGATCCCTCACAGCCATTTACCGCTAGTTCGCAAGGCGCTGATACGCCGATCTTCCAGTATTTGCATAGCACTCTCAGCGGCATGAGTCAGAACATTGGCGCGACTGGGAGCGTGCTCTCCGGCTTGGCACACGGAAATATTCATTCAATATCTGAGGCAGACACGACAGCGCAGAATTACAAGGCGCAAAACCCAGCTTACCAGCCAGAGACAGCTGCCGGACAGATGATCTCTGGAGTCATGGGCAGCAACTACAACCCGCTAAACTGGCCCGGATTAGCGACCCAATATGCCGGCAAAGGCATTACCGCTGGACTTGACGCTGCCGGTGTTCCAAGCCAGTACTCGACTATCGCCGGCCCCGCTGTGGAAGCTACGGCCAACGTAGCGATGAGCGCCTATGGATTATCCAAAGCATTAGGCCTGGGTGGTACCCCTGAGTTAGCGGCTGCACCAGAAGCGCAGACCGCTACACCAGAGCCTCTGAGCGCTTCATCGGCTCCGAGAGGCGCATATTTCGAGCCGAAGGATATCCCTGGGACTAATCTTACGGTAGATAACGAGCCGATACAGGGCGGACTACCTCCTGCTGTATCCGCGGAACGCGCCCAAATCCTGCAGCGTGTTGGTTTTGACAATGCGCGCGAAAGTGCTTTATCTGGCGATGCAGGCGCGGCGGCCACTGACTTTCAGTTGACCAAATTCGACGAGCCGGCCGGACAATCCGCGAAAGCACAATTTGATGCAGAACGCCAAACCTTGGTAGATCACGCCAAGGGGATCGTGACCGCCACCGGCGGTACTGTGGGAACTGACGAAGATAGCTTGGTTGCTCGCGGCCAGACGATTTCCCAACCATTCGACGCATTGCGTCAATATTTCGACACGCAGAAACAGGCCGCTTATGACGCTGCCGACGCTAAGGCTGCCGGTAAGCCCATCGGACAGATGCCTGGTGTCCAGTCCTTGCTCAATGATCCTGACTTCACCGAGACACTGCTCGCCAAAGATCAGGGCGGCTTGCTGGGTTCAATGCAAAGGCAATTCTCTCGTTTTCAGCAATTGAATCCACAGGGGTGGATGGTTGATACGGCGGAGAATTTCAGGAAATGGCTTAACCAGACATGGACGCCTGAAAACTCATCGACCATTGGGCAGGTTAAAGGCGCATTGGATGAAGAGGTATTCAAGTCTGCTGGTGAGGACGTTTACGGGCCTGCCCGTCAAGTTGTCATTATGGAAAAGCAGACGCTGGATAATCCCAACGGCATAGCCAAGCTGATGGATTTCGACCCTAAGAATCCACTTAATCGCACCACCGCTTTCGAGAAAATCCCAGACACCCTGTCACGTTTGCCGGCCGCTCAGTTCGACAATGTAGTCAACACACTTCAATCAATGCCTGATTCGATTCAGCCTCAAGCCCAAGCGGCGCTGGCGGAAATCAAGGCACATCTAGCGAATAAGGTTCTCGACGCCGGATCTGGCACTCAAGGACAGTGGAATGCGCCTGGGGTATCTAAAGTAATAAAAGCCAATTCCGCTAAGTTCCAGTCGGCCTTTGCTGATACCCCACAGATACTGGGGCAAATAGAGGATCTAGATTCAGCCGGCAAGATTCTCAAGGTTAATCAGGGATACCCCGGCGCTGCTGCCCAAGCCTCTAACGCTTTAGAGCGCGGATTGATGTCCAGAAGCTTGCCCAAGTTCGGAGGCGCTGTTGGGGCTGGAGCTGGGTCAATTCTAGGCCCTCTTGGGGCGATCGGCGGAGCTGCACTAGGCGAAGCGGCTGGTAAGCGCTGGGGCGCTTCGATGGCTGAAAAAGCATCTCTAGGGAACTGGCAGGGGCGTGTTTTGACGCTTTCCGATTTGCTGCAACAACCTTCCGGGCCAGCCAAATGAGCAGAGCTATATATAGGACTTCAGCCATATGACCACACCCTTTCTGCCGTTTCCGAGCTTCCGGGCCTTAGACTCCGCAGGCGTGCCTCTGGCCGGAGGCAAATTATACACCTACGTGGCCACGACTCAAACCAACAAGGTCACATGGTCAGATGCCGCTGGCACGGCTGCAAACTCCAATCCGGTCATTCTTGATACCACCGGCTCTGCCACCGTGCGTCTGGATCCCGGCTTCTATGATCTGGTGCTCACCGATCAGTTCGGTAATGTGCAGGACACGTGGGAGAGTTACGAGTCTAATTACTTCACCCAGGCCGATATCGGCGCCGCGCTCTACCCGCGTACTGCCGCTGAAATAACCTCCAGCGTCAGCCCTTCCATGTTCTATCTGGAGGAGAGCGATACCCGGCGTTATGGGGCTCTCGCCAGCGCGGCCAACAATTCCACGGCCATCAATGATGCCCTCTCGGTCGCCTCCAATGGCGGGGCTAGCGCTTACAGCTACGCCGGCACCTGGCTCTATACCAGCGCGCTCACCGCTCCCCTGAGTGCATCCCTTTCCGGTGAGGGCCAGCTCACTGTCCTCGGCCCCAACGGCTGCGACGGCTTGCACTTCGGGATCGAAGGCACCTATGCCGGATCTCGTTTCTTCCGCGACTTTCAGCTCAATCAGCAAGCCTCAGGATTCGTCAATAACGGTCTGCTAGTCGACTTCACCGCAGCCTCACTCGATAAAGTCACTGGCGATGTTTTCTCCAATCTCTCGATCAACGGCTTTGCTCAAGCCGTCAGCGTGCGCGGATTGTGGAGCTCGGTTTTCCGTGACTGCTTCCTCTACAACAATTATCAGGGCTATCTCTTCGACGGCCAGAGCGTTCAGATCCTGATCGAAAGCGGCCTGATCCAAAAGGGCAGCGCCACTGGGTCTGGCACCTCTTATGGCGTACTGGCGCAAGCCGACTCAGGCGAGCAGGCACAGCAGGTCGTGCTACTGGGCACGAACATCTACAGCTTTGATATCGGTCTTGCCTTCGGTCCGGTGTTCTACGGCATCGTTGCCGACAGCAGCATCAACTTCTCCAAGCAGTACGCAATCCAGATCGTTGGGGTCAACGGCGGTACTACGATTGAAAATAACTTCCTTCAGACCGACAACGGCAGTTTTGCCACCGCCGCTGTGCTCATGTCAGATCTGGGTTCCACGGTCTGGGACAAGATCAAAATTTCCAACAACGAGTGCGAATGCAATACGGCCAATGCCGGCTCGATCGGTTTATATATCGGCACCAACTATTTCGGCGTCACGGCGAGCGATAACACGGTAGGAACGCAGGGGCTTCCTTGGGCCACTGGGATCAAGACTGGCGTTGCTCACAATGTCCAGATCAAAGGCAATTCGATTGCCGCCACTGTCACGGCGCTTCTACTGCATAGTAGCTCTGCCAATGCCGTGATAGGTCCGAACACGATCCAGCCCGGCGCCCTGCAAGCCGCGACGATGACCAACTCGTCGGCCAATATCGGCGTGACGGATTCCACCCAATATGCGGTCGGCTCCTATGTGCAGTTCGATGCCACTGAAAATGGCTTTACGGTAGGCGTTGACTATTGCGTCCTGACCTCTACGGGCAATGTGCTCACGCTCGGCCCGCTGGGCGGCACGGCGATTGCTGCAACCGGCAGTACCGCGGTCAATGTCTTCGCTCAGCTCGCGCCTTTGCAGTTCACTTCTCTGACGCCGATAGGCTTGAAGTTCTCAGGCTCAGGCATCTTTGCAGCCCAGCTCTCTGGCCTTACCACTACAGTCAGGGTGCTGGTGAGTTGGCAGGCGGATGGCGGCAACTTCACGCTGTGGATACCCACGGCGAGCGGAACCTCCAACGCCACCAGCATGACCTTGCTGGGCTTGCCGTCCTATCTGTGGCCGGTCACTAACCAGACGCAGCTTTGCGTGGTGGAGGACAGCGGCACCGTACAGATGGGACTGGCAACAATTGCCGCGGCAACCGGGCTCATCACCTTTGCAAGCTCGGTGGCAAGCGCTGCCTTTACCAACTCGGGCACCAAGGCCATCGCTGGCAATAACAGCATGACCTTCCCGTACGCGTGATGGACTTAAACCCACAGCCATACGGCAACGGTCCGGTCCAATGGGTGCTTGGCGCTCTGGTCGGGCTACTCGGCTATCTCTTCAATATCTACCGCCTCCGAGTCGATCAGCTCGTCGCCTCGCAAGCGGAGTATGTGACACGGGATGCCATTGAGGCGTTGTCACAACTGCAAAAGACCGCCGGTAGTTTCGTCACGCGCGAGGAACTGGCGCAGGCCATAGATCGCATACAGACCGAACGTTGGCGCATGCATGCGGAGAACCAAGAGGGGATGAAAGACGTGCGCGCCCTGGTAGAGCGCGTGCATCAGCGCGTCGATCAGATTTGGGAGCTGAAAAATAAGTGATCATGGATCTTAGGAAGCAGCAGTCCCTTTTCGTCCAATTGACGGCCAAGCTGATCGAATGGACGTACGCCAATGGCTACGAGCTAACTTTTTCAGAAGCCTATCGCTCGCCCACGGAAGCGCAGATCAACGCCAACACCGGCGCCGGGATCGAGCACTCGCTGCACTGCATGCGCCTGGCTATCGACTTCAACCTGTTCAGGGACGGCATGATTCTTTCCGCGCTCGCGGACTATGCGCCGCTAGGCGCGTACTGGAAAAGCCTGCACATGCTCGCCTGCTGGGGCGGAGATTTCAAGGATAAAACCGGCATGCCTAAACCTGATGCCGACCATTTTTCCCTCGCATGGGGTGGCATCGAATGAACGACACGGATAACTTACTCTCAAAGGCGCAAATAAGCCTCTCGCACATCATGGCGCTGGGATTCTTAGGCGTGATCTTTACGCTGATTTTCTTCCACGCATCGCTCGACGAGACATCAAAAACTCTGCTGACCGGCCTCGCCGGCGTGCTTGGCACAATCGTTACACAGCAAAGCGGCTACTGGTTTCAGCGGCAACGTCCCCACACATTGGAGGACGGCACCGATGACAGCGCCCCCCTTTTATCCCCACCACCATCGGAGAAATCATGAGCACACCGAACCCGACTGCCTCAGCCCCTAGCGCCGCCTTAGTGGCAGCGTCCCCATTCCTAAAGATAGCCCTGACGAATCTCAAGGCCGCAGTCAGCACGACGCTGACCGGCGATCCGATGCAGATTCCTCTACGTGCTGCCCCTGCATTCGCCATCTTCATGAACCAACTGGTGCTGCTCGAGCCCTTTCTGGCGAATGCGGAAGTGGGCGTAATCAATACGCAGATCGGCACCGGTATCGACGGACTCATCGCCAAACTGCCGTGATCTCACTGACCTGGCGGCTCGTCACGCAGGATGATCTGGCATCGAAGGCGATACAGTACATCTCTGCCGGGCGAGCCTCCCATGTCGGGTTAATTCTCCCTGGAGGCTTTGAGCTCGGGGCGAGATTCGACAAGGCCGGTGGCAAACCTCCGGGTGTGCAGATCAGGCCAGAGGCCTACGCCAAGTTTGAGAGCGAGACATACCTCACCCAAGAAGTAACAGAGGAACAGGGCTCGCTGTGCACCTCATTCCTATTCCAACAGCTCGGCAAACCCTACGACTGGCGCGCTATCGTGGGATTTGCCGTCAATCGCAACTGGCGTGACGATGACTCCTGGATATGCTCGGAGCTGCAAGCCGCGGCGATTGAGCATGCCGGTATCTGCCATCCGCTTTACCTCGCCGCTAACAAGATCACCCCCGTAGGGGTGGCACTGATTTTAAGCGCGCTGGGGGCCAACATTACACAGGAGCACCCATGAGATATTACCTCGCTGGATTGATCGCAGTTCTGATCGTCGGTTCTTGCGCAATCCACGCGGCCGATGCGCAAACGGCATTCGGGACGGCTTCAGCCGGGCCAGCCTTCAACGGGCATATTTCAGCCCCTAGCACCGCGCCCAACTGGTGCCCGTTCTTCCAAACTACTTGTAACGCAGAGATCACGATGATCGCACGATCACTCAAGTCTCGCTCGGCGATAAGCGCCTGAAACCGAGTAGATAATACGGCGTTCACGTAATCTTGCTCCGTAGGTGCGGCGAACATATAACCCTGCATGTTATGGACTCGTTTGAACAGAGAAGGTTCGTAGCGCGGCCAAGCGATTGACGATCTCGCCTTGGGCTTCCTCGGCACCGCACTTGTAGGCGTCAGCTAAAGACATGCCGGCAAAGTCGCACGTTTCCTCGATCGCTTTCTCGCTGCGAAACTTCAGCTTTTTGCTGGCAACCCGCATGGCATCTGATCTGTGAATAGCAATATGAGCCTCACAGCCTACGTCCCCGCCTCCTAGAGGCTCGTCATCATCTTCTGCTGGCTCATAGTTCTCGTAGCACGACGTGGAACAGAATTCGTCAGGGAGTTGAGCGCCATTACAGCCACAATCCCTGCCGTTGCAGCACACCCAACGCCGATTCATCATCGGCACCATGAAGTCCTTTCCGCAGGCTACACAGGTGGATTCAAACACGACTGTTCTCCTACGTGGCACTCGCCTCATCGGCGTCCCAACAACTCATTTCCTCATCGGCGGAATCCTCGGGAAAATCCTCAAATGGGCTTTCCCGCCATGTCGCCACCTCCACCGCATCAGCTACGGCGTCGGCACCTTCACCCCCACGCTCAATGAAACGTGCCCGCAATCGGCGCATGAATTCTTCGTCAGTCAGTTCCATGTTGATCTCCCACGGTTGGAGCGCCTCTATTGGCGCGAATCTGGTCACGTCGCTTGCGGCAGTGCTCTAGCCACAGCGGCTTGAGTTCGTCCCAATATGAGGCAGCGTTCGTTTCTGAAAGGTAGCCGCAGTCCAGCTTGTGATTGTCGTCCCACTCCTTAACCTTCAGGAAGTTCGGGAAGCGAAACGGCTCTGTGTGAATCTCGACCGGCATTACGGCTTCTCCGTCTTGGCTTACTTAATTACTTTAATAAAGATATTTCGATTCACTTTGACAATGCCCATCACATGTAGCTAGGTGCCAGACTATCCATAAGTGATAGAGCACGTATAACGACGCAAAGAACCAGAACGCTAGATCAAAACAGATATCGAGCGTCAAAACTGCTTTCCTTCCGTTCATTCCCCAGCGCACCAGCAGTTATTCTCGTCCGGGAGACTGGTGTACTGAGGCTGCATGCGGAGCGCTCTTGCCAGCTTCCGTGCCACCCTCTCAAGTTCGGCTTTGCTCGCTTTCACTGCTGCTCCTAGTTTGCGCCGTGCGCACGTGCGTCCACATTTATATCTCCGCCAACTAGAAATACATTCGCAATATGCCTCACCTCAAGGTCAGCGTGGCTTCCCCAATTATTCCAGTGAATGACAGCGGATAATCCTCGC